ATGCCGACGCGCGCCGACGAGGCCACCCCGGCGCGCGTCGGCATCGGCCTCCTCCACCACCAGCAGGGAACCTCGGGGTTCGCCAACCGGGTGCTCGCCCTCGCCCGCAAATACAAAACCGACATCATCTACGATCAGCTCTCCCAGTCGGCGGGTGTCGAGGTGGAGACCCTCTCCCGGGCCATGCCACGCCCGACGCTCACCCCGGCTACGACAGTGGATGTCCGCCGAGCTGCGACCAAGGTTCTCCAAGGGCTCGACCCCGAGCACGACACCATCCGGCATTGGCGACAGTCGCAACTCGATAACGCTGTGGCGATCGCGGTAAAACGCTCGATCGGCTCGGCCGGTGGGTTCGGGTTCGGGCGCCCCAAGGGCGACTACGCCGCCGACATCACCCCGGTGGAGGCGTGCTCACTGGCCCTGCATTTCCTGCCCGAGACCAAGAAGAAACCCAAGGTAGAAGTGACATTCGGCTAGCCGCCTCGAACTACCCCTAGAGCCGCCCACGGGAAACCGTGGGCGGCTCTCTCGTTGGCTCCTGTGGAACCTGTTGTAGCGACAACCAAACGCCGCTTGTAGGAATCCGACATGCCGGCTAGGTGATCTGTTGTAGGAAACCTCCAAACGCGTGCTACGGTTTCGATCGTGGGATTCTGGTCAAGACTTATCGGCGGCTCGGCCGTAGCCGCTCCATCGGTGGGCATCCAAACACCGTGGGCGCCGCCGTCCGACGCTCTCGCCACGTTCACCGCCCAGATCATCGGCGCCGATGATGCCGAGGTGGTGACCCGGGAGAGCGCCCTACGGGTGCCCGGGGTCAAGCGGGCACACGGGATTCACGCCTCGATCGTGGCGGGCGCCTCGTGGTTCGAGTTCGAGGGCGACACCAAAGCGGCCGACCAGCCCGGGTGGCTCCTGTCGAGTCGGTCCGGGGTCTCCCCGTATCACCGCATGTTCGGGGTCGCCTCCGACCTGTTCATGTCCGGGTGGGCGTGTCTCGCGTTCACGGGCAACCCGTGGGAGGAGGGCGTTGACGCCCTCCACATCCCGGCCGGGCTGTGGGGTATCGACCCGAACAACGGCCGGGTGGTGCTCGACTCGACCATCCCGGCCGAGTATCACGCCCTCCCGGTGGCCATCCCGCTCGGGTTCGGTGAGAACGGTCTACTGATCGACGCGGCCGATACCGTCCGAGCCGCCCGTTCGATCGAACGGGCGTGGATGGAGCGGGTAGAAAACCCGATCCCGGCGACCGACCTGCACATCAACGACCCCGCCTACAACGGGATGACCAAGCGCGAAAAGACCAAGCTCGTAGACCAGTGGAACGAGAACCGCAAGCGCTCGGGCGGACAGACCGCCGTAACGCAATCGTTCCTCGACGTGCGGGCCCTCGGGCAGGTCTCCGCCGACCTGTTCGAGAAAGGGCGGAACGCGGTCCGCCTCGACTTGGCCAACCACTCCGCCGTGCCCGCCTCGATCATCGAGGGCGCCAAGGATGGCGGCGGCTCGGACCTCAACTACACCAACGACGGCTCGAAGCGGGCCGAGCTGTACGACTTCGGAACCGTCCGGTTCGTGCAGGCGATCGAGGCCCGGCTGTCCCTCGATGACGTGTGCAAGCCCGGCCGCTCGATCCGCGCCGATGTCTCGTGGCGGACCGCGCCGCAGACCCCCGACACCAACCCGACCTCGGAGGACTAATGACCAACGCAACCGTCACCATCGACGCGGGAACCCTGCTGTTCGCCGAGCACGACGACATGCTCGCCACCGGGCTCCTCGTGCCCTACGGGGTCGAGGCACGCTCCAACCTCGGCACGTTCACGGTTGACCCGGGCGTGTTCGAGCTGCCCGCCGACGTGACCGGGATGTCGGTCAACACCGACCACGAACGGGAGCGGGTGGTCGGCGGGTTCGAGCGGGTGTGGGAACAGCCCGAGGCGGGCATCCTCTACGCCATGCGGTTCGCCTCGACGCCCGAGGGTATCAAAGCGCGCGACGAGGCCCGATCCGGGAAGCGTCGGAACCTCTCGGTTGAGGCATCCGATGTGAAGATCCGCAACGGGCGCGCCGTGTCCGGGCGGGTGTTCGGAGCCGCGATCGTTGACCAACCCGCATTCCCGGGTGCCACCCTCCTCGCGGCGGCGCCCGACACCGAACCCTCCTCGGCCGGGGAGAACACCCCCGTACCCCCGGCCGAGGAGACCACCGACCCGGAGCACCTCACCATCGATGCCGAGGTGCTCCCCGTAGACGTGACCGTGACGACGCCCGATGGCGCCGCGGTCTACGAGCCCGTCGCCTCGACCGAGGCGCCGGAACCCACCATCGAAGGGAACGGCACTTTGACCGCCACCACCACCGCCGAGGCGACGAGCACCCCCGCTCCCGGTTCGGTTCCCACCACCCTCCTCGCGTCGGGCTCGACCCCGCCCGCGGCCACGAGCCCGGCGACCACGAGCCCGCGGGAGACCGCATCGGCCGGAACCCTGTTCGCCGCGTTCTCCCGCGTCAAGGCGGGGCTCGCGTCGGTCGAGGATCACACCCTCCTCGCCGCCCTCTCGAACGTGACCATGAGCGGCGGCGGCGCCGCCCAGCTCCCCGCCGCGGGCGTGCTCCGCCCGGCATGGCTGGGAGAGGTCTACAACGGTGTCTCCTACGTCCGGGAGTACATCCAGCTTCACAACCTCGGCACCGACATCAGCGCGGGAGGCAAGAGCGGCTACCAGATCGGCCGCGGCGCCAACGAGGCAGGAGAGGTGGATCACCTCGACGGCTCGTGGGCGGGCAACCTCGCCGACGTCAAGAGCGGGCAGGGGTTCACCAAGACGATCAACTCGACCGTCGCCCGGTTCGCCATCGGGAACAAGCTCGGCCGGGAGTTCTTCGACCTGCCCGGCGGCGCCGAGACCGTGGCGGCGTGGTTCGGGCTCATCGCCGAGGACCACCTCTACTGGTCGGACATGGAGGCTCTCGCCCTGATCATCGCCACGGCCGGGAACCCGGTCGCCGCGGCAACGGCCAAGTACTCGAACAAGTACCCGGTGGCCGTGGGTCAGCTCATTCAGGGCATCCTCGCGGTGAAGCGCCGCAAGGCGGATGGCCGGAAGGATGTTCCCACCTACGCGATCGCCAACGAGCTCGCCTACGAGCAGATGGCCTACGCCGCGGGCGGTGAGGAGAACCTCCCCGCGTTCGTGTCCCTCGTGGTGACCACCGCCTCCGGTGGCACCGTGGATGGCAACGTGCAGGTGGTCGAGGGTGACACCGGCATCGACAACACCCCCTCGGTCATCGTCGGCGCCAAGCAGGCGATTGACTTCGACGAGCTGCCCGGTGGCCCGCTCACCGTGGACGCCCTCGACCTCGCCAAGGGCGGGGTGGATCGCGCCGTGCACGGCTACCTCCAGAAGTTCGTCAAGCGTCCGGAGGCCATCGTCAAGATCGGCACGGCGGACGCCTGAGACCCGGGAGCGTAGGCGATGGCTGAATGGTTCACGGTCGAGGGCACCACGCCCGAGGAGGCCAACACAGCACAAGAGAGGCTCGCCGCGGCATGGCCTGACGCGCCGATGTCCAACCTCGAAGTCTGTTCACTCGTGCTCGAAACCGCCCGTGAGCAGGTCATCGCCTACGCCCCCGACCCCGAGGAGGCGCCCGAGCAGATCACGGCGCTCCTCGAATCGCTCGGCTACTCGGCCGCGGCGATCGCCGCGGTGCTCGACGGGCTCGCCCTCGACCCGCCCGCCGACCCGCTCCGCCGCTACGTCTACGCCCAGCTCTCCCAAGCGGTGAACCTGTGGAACGCGGGTCGGGTCTCCTCGGATGGCGATGTCGGGGTGGACGGGTTCACGTTCACGCCCCGCCCCCTCGACAAGACCATCCGGGCGATCATCCGCCCGACCGGAGGGAGCTTCGATGTCGGATAGCCCGGAGAGCGTCCGGGAGTACATCCGGGCCCACGTCACCATCCCGGAGGCGTTCCGCCTCATCCCCAACCAGACGATGCCGCAGACCATCGACCGCCCAACGGTGGTGGTCAAGCACCTCCGGATGGAACCCCTCGCAGAGGCCCCGGTCGGGCACGTGCGAAACACCGTGATCCTGACCCTCGCGGACCACCACGAAACCGAGGCGATCGCCGAGGAGGCGTTGGACACGGCCGTTGTGGAACTCCTCACCGCCCTCGACGGCCACGAGGCGATCACGTGGACCGAGGCCGAAAAGGTCTCGGTGGTGGATCGCTACCTCGGCTGGGACATCACCCTCACTGTCATCACATCCCGAAAGGAAACCGCCTAATGGCAACCGTCGTTCCCAAGCCCTTTATCATGGGCAACGCGCTGGTCAAGATCGGCGCCGACAACCACGAACTCGCCGTGAACTCGGTGGAGTTCAAGCCCACCCCGATCACGGCCATTTTCCGTGGTCTCACCCCCGCCGCCCGCTACCCGGTCTCGGGCGGCTCCGACTGGTCGGTGGACATCGGCTATGCGCAGGACTGGAACACCACCGGGGCGCTCTCCCGCTACCTCCTGACGGCCGAGGGAACCACGGTCGCCATGGAGTTCACGCCCGTTGCGGGTGGCCCCAAGGTGACCGCAAACGTCACCATCGTTCCCGGCGCGATCGGCGGGGCGGGCTCGGCGGTCGCCACGGGTTCGGTCTCCCTCCCGTGCGATAAGCCCGTTCTCGGCGCTGTGATCTAGCGGTGGCCAGCTCGGGCCGAATCTCCCTGTTGGTCTCCAAGGACCTACAGCTCGTGGCCGCGGTGGCCGCAAATCTCGAGCCCGAGCTGTCCAAGCAGCTCAACGCCCAGACCCGCCAGCACGCCGAGCCGGTGTGGCAGGAGGAAGTCAGGGACCGTGCGAGCACCCGGTTGCAACACCGGGTGCTCGCCGACTCGGCCCGGGTCTCCGCCTCACGCGCCAACGTGATGCTCAAATCGGCCGGCGTCGGGCGGCTCTCCTCCGGGACCAAGCCCTCAATGGTCGCCGCGGGCGCCGAGTTCGGAGCCGCACCCGGAACCATGGTCGCCACCCGGAGCCGGAAGGGCAAGCGGTACAACCGCCGTATGGGCTCCACCTTCCCGAGCCCCCGCCGCGGCGGGTACGTGATTCACCCGGCCGTGGGGGCGGTGGTGCCGCGCATCGCTTCACTGTGGGCCCAGACCGCCTACCGCACCGTGGCCGACCTATTCGAGAAAGCACGAGGATAACCCGTGGCGGGTAAGACATTCTCTGTCGGCATCGCGTCCGAAACCAAAGCGTTCAAGCAGGGCATAGAGACCGGGGTTATCGCCCCGGTGAAAACCTCGATCGAGGCACTCGATAAGCTCGCCAACTCCCGTGGGCCCGAGCAGCTCGAAGATGGCATGCGGGACGCCCAGCGCCAGACCGAGCGGCTCGGCGATGAAGTCAAGGACACCGCCCGGGACATCGAGCGGGAGTTTCGAGACTCCTATTCCGGGGTGAAGCGCTCCGCCGATGATGCCCATGACGGTATCAAGCGGGGCGCCAATGAGGCCAAAGATGAAGTGACCTCGACCGCCCGGGAGGGCGCCGCCTCGTTCTCGGGTGAATGGTCCGACGTGGGCGATGTCGTGCAAGAGTCCCTCGCCAATGCGTTCTCGGGGTTCGGTCCGGGCGGCGCCCTCGTGGGCATCCTCGCCGCGGCCGGTGCGGGCGCCCTGATCACCTCGTTGCAGGATGCCCAAGCCGAGTCCGACGCCCTCAAAGAGAAGTTCAAAGACATGTACAAGAGCGCCGCCGAGGAGGGGCGGAACTACCTCGATGAGGCCCAGATCATCGCGGAAGCAAACGACCTGATCTTTAACCCCGAGCGGGCCGAGGAGGAGAAACGACTCCGGAAGGAAGCGGCCGCCCTCGGGTTGGACGCGTCCACCTACATCCTCGCCATGGCAGGCGACGAGGAGGCCATTAACACCGCCCTCACGATCGGCAATCAGAAGCGCCAAGAGCGCCGGGATTGGGCCAACGAGAACCTCGCCGCCGAGCGGGAAACCGGCACGATCACCGACGCCCAAGGGTCGCACATGGATGCTCTCCTCGGGAAGCTCCAAGAGCGTAAGACCCTCACCGACGAGAACAAGAAAGCCGCCGACCTCGCCCTAGAGGTGGAGTCCGAGGTGAACCGCCGAGCCGCCGAGGGCAACGCCGCCTCCAAAGAAGCGATCGAGCAGCGCGGCCGGGACTGGCAGGCGTTCGCCGACCGGGTAGCGGCCACCCCCAACCCGGTGCTCAAACCCACCATCGACACGTCGGGCGCCGATGCCGAGCTGTCCCGCTTCATCGCCCGCCGCCGCCCCCAAATCGAGGTTGACATTTTCTACAAGCCCGGAACGGTGAACCGCTAATGCCCACCACCCTCACGAGCGGCGCCACGGTCATCACACCCGATATCGTGGACGGCTACCAGTCCGCCCGCCCCGCCCAGACCATCATTCACCGGGTCATCGGCCGACCCGACCCGGACGTGACGCTCCGCCCGGCTGGCACCCGCACCGGCACCCTCGAACTCGTGTTCGGGGTCGAGGCCACCGCGATCGCCGCCGAGCAGGCGTTGGCAGGCGCCGACGTGTGGACCCTCTCCGACCCGGACCGGCCGAGCATCGGAATGGTGTTCGTAGTGGCCGATGGAGACCTGTCCCGAGACCTCGACCCCGAGACCCGTAACGCATGGATCGTGACGGCGCCCTACGTCGAGGTGATCCTGTGATCATCGAGGATGCCTATTCGGTCACCCTCACCGGCGCCGAGCTGGAAACCCGGCGAAACCTCGCCCTCGACCCGGCCGCTACCAAATACATCAGCGGCAACGCCCGGCTCGGCTGGCGTTCCGTGCGGTGGTTCGGGGCGGCTCCCGCGGCCGGGACCTACACACTCGTAACCGGCACTGGTCCGCTCCCCGGCGTCAACACGTATGCGCGTAAGACGTGGACCGTTGCGCCCGCGGCGCTCGGCGGCTCGGGTGATACCGGGTTCGAGCACGTGACAGGCTCGGCGGCGGCGGGTTACCCGGTCACTCCCGGGGATGTGTATGTGATCAGTTCCTATCTCCGGTCATCGGTCCGCCGCCGCATCGGGATTGGCGTCTATCAATGGGATGGCGCCGGGGTCGCCATGGCCCGAATCTACGCGCCGCGGGTCACGGCTCTCCCGGGAGTGTGGACCCGGATTAGTCACGTCTACCAAGTCCCGGCCGGGGTGGCGACCATGGCGCTCGTATCCGACTCACACGCAGAGGCGGTGGACGGTAACGCCGTGTGGACCGTGGGCGCCACCCTCGACGGGACCGCTCTCCTCGTGGAGAAGTTCCCCGACCTCGCTTCCGCGATCGTCGCCGACTATTTCAGCGGCGCCACCACCGACACCACGGATTACCGTTACGACTGGGTCGCCGCGGCCACCGATTCGCCCTCCACTCAGACCCGGCTCCGTCACCCGCTCTCCCATAAGGGCGGACCGCTGACCCTCGATGATGCGTGGGCGCCGCGCGTTCAGGGGTCGGTCGAGGTGGCCATCCCGGACACCGGCACTCTCGAGCTCCTCGACACCCGGGAGCAGCTCCGACTCACCGTGGCATGCTCGGCCTCCTACTCGGCCGGGTCGCCCACCGCCCGCACGTTTGACCTCGCCGTGAGGGGTCGGGCGGTCGATCACGAGGCGGGCACGGTCTCGATCGATGTGGCCTCGGATGAGGCGCTCCTCATGGATGACGTGTGGATCGATGACGAGCCCAACCTAGACGGGCTCGACCACCAACACTCCCTCCGGTCTCTGATCAATGCGGTGATCCTGTCCCGGATCGGCGCCGCCCTGCAACCCGGATCGGCCGACTCGACGTTCTACGTGCTCGAAAACGCCACCAATCAGATCGTGAACCCCACGTTCGAGGCCAACGCCAACGCGGTAACCGCGGGCGGTAACTGTACGTTCGTGCGGGTCACCACTCAGGCATACCTCGGGACCGGCTCCCTCCAAATCGCCAACTCGGCGGTGGGGCTGTTCGCCGTCGCCCTCGACACGTCGGCCTCGGTCGGAACCCGACCCGTGCGGGCGGGTGACCCGTTCACGTTCCAATGGCGCACCAAGGCCAATAGCGTGCTCGACGTGTGGGCGGCGGTGCGTTTCTTTGACGCCTCCAACGTGCAGGTGGGCGCCGATGTGGCTGGCGTGCATGTCGCCACGACTACGACCGGATGGCAGCTCGTGACCGTGGCGGGCACGGTCCCGGCGACGGCCACCAAAGCGCTCCCGCTCGTGTTCGGGCAGGCAACCTCGGGCGGTCACCTCGTGTGGGTGGACGCGGCCAGCCTGTCCGAGTCTCCCGACTACTTCGACGGCTCCACCCCGGACACCCTCGACTACGCCTATCAGTGGACGAGTGTTACGGACGGCTCCACCTCGACCCGGACCGCCCTCGTGGACCGCTCACCCGATCTCCTCGACTGGGAGCCCGGCGACTCGGCATGGTCATTCGTGCAACCCCTCGTGCAGGCGGCGGGGCTCCGCCTGTTCTGCGACGAGCAGCGTCGGTGGTTTCTCGTGGACCCCTCCTACATCGCACCCGGCTACCTGCAACTCTCGGTCCCGTACAACCTCGGCTCGGCCGTGGATCGGATGTCGAGGGATGACCCGGAGTGGTTCGATGCGGCCATCCTGATCTATCGGTGGCTCGATTACATGGCGGTCCGACAGGAACGCATCGACTACTACGCCGCCCCGGGTCACACGAAAACCCGAACGTTCGTGATCGAGAGGCCCTATCCGGGTCCCGGCGCGGCCGAGTATTTCGTGACCCGGGCCCTCGGCCGTGGGCGGACCATGCGGGGGTTGGAGACCCTCGCCCGGTTCGATACCGAGCCCGTGCAACCCCTCGTGGTGACCCTCCCGAGCACCCCGATTCAAACGGGCGTGGTCGCCGCCGTGACGTTCGACACCTCGACCGGCCGGATGTCGGTGGACTCCCGCGGGCTGACCGACACCCCCGCTAACGCGGTGGTGTTCTTGCCCGGCACCATCGACAGCTTGCCCGGGACCATCGACTCCCTGCTGGCCTAACGGAAAGGAAACAACCATGGCAATCGGTGATGACGCGGTAGCGGCGGGGATGGCCCTCGTACCGGGCACCCTCGCGGCCAACCAGCTCGACACGGAAATCAACCGGACCCGCGATTATGTGGCGCTCCGCACGGCGACGGTTACCCCGGTCGCCAAGGGCGGGACCGGCGCGACCACCGCACCCGCCGCCCGCGCGAACCTCGACGCGGCGCCCACCTCGCACACACACCGGATTACCGATGTTCTCACCTCGGACGGGTCCGGGCCCTATGCGGTGGCCCTGCAAGCATCCCTCGACGCCAAGCAGAACGCGGGTAACTACATCGTTCAGGGGGCGGGCGACATCCACACGGGCGGCGGGCGGCTCAACTCGATCGGCTCCCGCAATTTCTCGGTCTCGGTCAACTACGTATCCGCCTACCTCGATGGCAACAATTGGCTTGGTATCGCACCCTCTGCCGAGCGGTTCAAACAGGACATCGAACGGGCGGCGTACAGTCTCGCCGACGCCCTCCGACTGGCCGAGTGCGTGGCCACGTACCGGCTCCGGGCCCGCGTCGAGGGCGTCATGGCGCCCGAGGGCGACGGGTGGGAGACCGAGCCCGACCCGGACGCGCCGGGGGAGGTGGGCGTGATCGCTGAGTGGTTGATCCGTGAGGGGTTCGCCGAGTTCGTGGTGTTCAACGATGCAGGCGAAACCCTCTCAGTCAATTACGAACGGCTCGTGCTCGTGGTGGCCGGTGGGCTCGCCGAGCTGGCCTCCACCACCCTCACGATCGCCGCCGAGGTGTCCGCCATCCGGGAGCAGCTCGACCGGATCGGAGGCGACCCCGCGTGACCCACTCGACGCTTACCACCTCGATTCGCCTGTCTGACCAGTCCTCGCCCCGCAATGGCGCCACCATCGATACCTACCTGATCCACCACCTCGCCGGGACCAACGCGGACGGCGCCGTAGACGCCATGATCAGCGGCGCTGACGGCGGCTCGGCTAACTACGTCATCACCAATGAGGGCGACATCATCCTCGTGGTGGACGAGACCCTCCGGGCGTGGGCGTCCGGGTCGCCCGATGACGGCGGGAAAGGGGCGGCGTGGGACCGCCGATCGATCACGGTTGAGATTGAGAACGAGACCGCCCACCCCGATTGGAGGATCAGTGACGCGGCCCTCAACGCCGCCGCGGCGCTCCTCGCGGACCTCCGCACCCGCTACCCGATCGCCAACGTGCTCGGCCACCGTGACCTACACACGGCCGAATACGGGTGGGCGTCATATTCGACGTATTGCCCGGGCCCGAACACCGTGGCCACCATCCTCGACCGTGAGCACCCCGCCACGGTAGAGCCCACCCCTGTTCCCCTGTGGGAGCGCATCGAGAGAGAGAGTGACATGTTCCTGTTGAAGATCAACGACGGCGCCAACCGATACGGCGGGGGCACCATCTACGCCCTCACCAACGCCGAGGATCGGTGGGTTGAGTTCCGCACCGAGGAAGCGGCCAACACCCTCGCCGAGCGTTTCGGGGACGCGGCCAACGTCACCTACGCCGAGTGGGACGCGTTCAAGCTGGCCGCGGGGGCGTGACCGAGGTTCTCGTGGCGACCATCACCTCTAGCCTCTCAGCGGTGGCATTGGTGATGGTCGCCCTGATCAGTAACCGGACCCGCCAGCATGCCAAAGCGGCCCGGGAGCAGGTCGCCAACTCCCACTCGACCAACCTCCGGGAGGAGTTGGACGACCGGCACGTCGAGACCAACGCCAAGCTCGACCGCCTCGTGGAGTGGCAAGTAGACCACCAAGCCCGCTCCATCCGGGGGAGTGCCCGCACCACCCGCCTCGAACTCACCACGGGAGCCCTCGTGGTGTTCACCCTCACCGCGGCGATCGCCCGCATTATCCGGAAGTAGGTTCCCTTGCACGCCCTCATCATTCAGATCATCCGTACCGTGGTGCCCTACCTCGTGGGGCTCGCCGTCGCATGGCTGGCCACCATCGGCCTCGGTCTCCCCGAGGATGTCGTGGCCGGTGCTACCGCCCAACTCACCGTGCTCGTGGGCTCCCTGTACTACCTCGCCGTCGCGTGGCTCGAACGGCGGTTCTCGTGGTTCGGGTGGCTCCTCGGGGTGGCTCGGGCGCCGATCTACGACTACGAGCCCAAGCACCGCGCGGGCACCCGATGACCGAGGTTCTCGGCCGGGTGGGCGTCGGAGCGGGTTGGCCCCCGCTCCGACGCGGGCACCCGATGTCGGTTACGGTCAAGCCCCCCTATCGGCGGGTGACCGGGGAAACCACGATCGAGCCAGTGCCCGCCCCGATCCGCCTCGAACTCGACGGTTCGTTCTCGGCGGACATCCCGGCCGGGGTGTGGCTGTGGAGCATCGAAACGATCGGCTACCGAGCCGCCCGGGCTCTCGCGGTTCCCGAGTCGGCCGAGCCGGTCCGGTTCGAGGAGCTCTCCGAGGTGGACCCGTCCACCCTCGAACCCCTCGAACCGCTCCCACTCAACGCCGCCCAAGTGCTCGAACGATCCGAGGAGGCGGTGGCCGCGGCTGAGGAGGCGATCGCCTCGGCCGTTCCCGGACCGCAGGGCCCCGCAGGCCCCACGGGCCCGCAGGGCGCCACGGGCCCGCAGGGCGCCACGGGCCCGCAGGGCGCCACGGGAGCGGCGGGAGCGGCGGGTCCGCAGGGCTCGACCGGGCCCACGGGTCCGCAGGGCTCGACCGGGCCCACGGGTCCGCAGGGCCCGCAGGGCGCCACGGGAGCGGAAGGAGGCCAGTACGTGCCCGCGGTTGGTGGGACGTTCACCTCCTCCTACTTCACAAGCAACATCGCCACGGCCAACCTCCGGGACCGCAACACCGCCCCGATGCCGCTCTGTGTGGCCGAGGCTATCTCGGTCGATCAAGCGTCATTCAACGTGCCCACCGTGGCGACCACGGCCGGGCAGACCGCCAAGCTCGACCTCGTGCAGCTCGTGGGCGCTACGTGGACCCTCGTTACGGCTCTCGCCACGGGTATCGCCCTCACCGGCTCGACCGGGGTACGCACGGCGTCATTCGCGCCGGTCGCCCTTACCCCGGGCGTGGTCTACGGGCTCCGCCTCTCCGAGGAGCAGGCATACGATACGGCGCTCCGGGTCACGGCGGGAACAATGGTCGGTCCCGGCATCGGCACAACCTCGGGGTTCGGGTCCGGGTTCAACCTGCCATTGGGCGCCAATACGGCCACGGTTACAGCGGTCCCGGTGATCCGGTTGAGGCGATCCGCCTAACGCAACGAGAAACGGCCGAGGGATTCAATCCCTCGGCCGTTCTCGTGTTCCCCTCCGAGCAGGCTACCCGCTCCGCTCGGCTATCCCTCTACCACCATCCGGCAATAGCGGCATTCACTCGTGACCTCATCGAGGGCCCGCCACTCGTGGGGGAGCACCGAACCGTCACGGTCGATGTCGCACCACAGCTCGTAGGGGATGTCCTCGGCCGGTCGGGTCTCGGTCACCTCGCCGCCTCGATCCGGTGGGCGTAGCGCTTGAATGCCGCTTGGCGGGTGGTGCCGAGGGCGTCGGCGATACCTGCCCACGATCGCTGGGAGGGCCCGTGCATCTGCCCGGCGATCGCCGAGGTGATCGCCGCCTCTAGTTCATCCCGGAGGGTGAGCATTTCCGCCAGCTCGAACTCATCCGCTTCGCCCACTCGGCGCCCGGCCGCTCGAATCATTCGCTTGACCGCTTCGAGGTATGAGAGCGTTTCTACGGCCATTTCGTGTCCTTCCTAGGGGGTTGGTGTGTGCTCCATTCTGGTGTCAACCTAGGGTTTACGTCAACTCAGGGTTTACACGAGAACCGCCCCGGAGGCGGGTAGCTCCTCCGGGGCGGCTCTCGGGCTCTAGGTCAGTCTGAGGGGATGACCTGTAGCGGTTCGGTGGGGGTGAGTTCGGAAGTCTCGCCAAACAGGTAGGCGACGGTTGTTCCAAGAGCCCGGGCGACCGAGACAACCTGATCAGGTGTCCAACCCCGATCGCCTCGGAGCCGCTTGCCGAGGCTCGATTGATCCATGCCGATCGCATCGCCCAACTCCTGCTGAGTGATGCGCCGGTCCCACATAATCAGGTGAACCCGGAGACCAATGGCGGCATCCATCGGCCGGGTGGTCTGTTCGGTGGCGGTCACTTGGTCACATCCTCTCGGGGTCGGGGGGGAACCTGTGGGAAACCACTATAATCCCGGATCGGCCCTTCCGACAGATAGCGGCGTGTCAATTGCGGAATAGTCGCATCCGCCCTAGGGTGGCGGACATGACAAATCTCCGCCGCCTCACCGCCGAGGCGTGGCTGTGATCCCGCCCTAGGCGCCCCCGTAGAGGGGACACCAGCACCAAACCACCCGAGGGGCCGACATCGAGCCGCCCGCCCGAGGTGGAGACACCCGGGAGGCGCTCCGGGAAACAAGATGCCACCCCGAGAGTGGGGGCCGCGCGGTAAAGGCATATCCGGGCGCGCCAGTCCCCCAAGACAGGCCACCCACTCACATCCCGATCGTGACGGCCTAGCCGTGCTCGTGATGCCTGTACTCCGATGCGGCGTACCGATGGCAACGTGAGCCCCTCCACCGCTGGGAGAACACTCGTTCTCTCGGCTGTGGGGGGGCTCACTCCACCTACCACGCTCCACGACCCCCGAGTTAGGAACGGGACATGCCCTGTGATCGCTTTACAGAGTCCGGACATCGCTACGACAGCGAATCCGGATGGTGCCTCGGAGGATGTGGCCGACGCGATGATGGCCGAATCACTGGCCACGGCGGCTCCGAACTCAAACCACCGACCACGCAAGAAACCACCACCGAACCCAAGGAAACGCAATGATCCGCACCCGCACCCGCCGAGCTTCATTCGTTCGATCAGACGCCAGTACGCCGCAGATTCTGCGATACGTGCTCGGCCTCACGAGTGCCGCTATCGTGCTGTCCGCCTCGGCCGTGTGGATGCTCGGAAGCGCTGTCGAGGTGTTCCTGTGAGCGTGGTCCCGGCTGTTGAACTCAACGGGTTGGACCTCGCCCTCTTGCCGCTGTCCAACCGCCTCCTCGCCCTCGCCTCCGATGCCGAGGCGATCGCCACGAACGAGGCCGAGGCGCCCAAGCCCAACATGCGGCTCGTGAACATCCTCCGCCGTGATGCCGCCCAGCTCCGAGCCGTTCGTGAGTTGCTCCACTCCGGGGGTTTCCCGCCGCATGTCGCCCACAATTGGGCCACCGTGGCCGACCGCTACATCACGTTCGTTCGAGCCGCCCGAGGTGAACGATGACCACCGACC